TACAGCTGACAAACAAAGATTAAAAAAAAGATATGAGCAAATGGACAAAGATGTACCAACTTATTCCTCACAACAAATTGATAAAATGCTAATAGATTCTAATATAACTCGTGAAGAAATGGGAATGAACGATAATCAAATAAATGAGTATATAAAAAACCAAAGAGTAGCCGATGCAGGAGGAGTATCTAATTTAGCCCAAGGTGGATTAGCTGATTTAATGAAAAAATATTATGACTAAAGATAATTCAACACTTGTAAAAAACATGAAACATGTTAAATGGGATAGCATTCCACCTTTGAAAGGACCAAATTCTCAGGGGTTGATTAAAGACAAAAAACAAGATAAACCAATACAGGAGAAAAAATATGGCAGATATAGATAAATCTCTTCCGAACGTTGGCAGTCCACAAGATTTACCTGAAAATGATATTCAGGAAGAAGTTGTAACTGACGAAGTTGTTGAGACAGGCGGACCCGTAGAAATTACAGATGAAGAAGATGGTGGAGCAACTATCGACTTTGATCCGTCTCAAACAAATATTGATGCAGGTGATGACCACTTTGCAAACTTAAACGAATTACTTCCAGAAGATGACACAGACGCAATTGGTAATCAATTACAAAGTGATTACATGGAATACAAATTATCCCGTGCAGAATGGGAAAGAACTTATATTACTGGATTAGAATTATTAGGATTCAAATACGAAAATAGAACTCAGCCTTTCCAAGGAGCTTCAGGTGCAACTCACCCAGTTTTAGCAGAAGCGGTTACTCAGTTTCAAGCTTTAGCTTATAAAGAATTATTACCGGCTGATGGCCCGGTTAGAACACAAGTAATGGGAATAAGTTCTCCTCAAAAAGAACAACAAGCTCAACGTGTTAAAAATTTCATGAACTATCAAATTATGGATCAGATGAGTGAGTATGAACCAGAGTTTGATCAAATGTTATTCTATCTTCCATTATCAGGTTCAACATTTAAAAAAGTTTACTATGATGATTTATTAGGTAGAGCAGTATCTAAATTTATTCCTGCAGATGATCTTGTAGTACCTTATACAGCTACATCATTAAATGATGCTGAAGCAGTTATTCATGTTGTTAAAATGTCAGAAAATGATTTACGTAAACAAATGTATGCTGGCTTTTATTCTGATATTGAACTTACTAAACCTACAGGAACAGTTACAAATGAACTGAAGGAAAAAGAGAGAGAAATTGAAGGAGTTCAAAAGTCACAAAGAACAGATCCTCTATATACAATTCTAGAATGCCACGTTAATTTAGATTTAGAAGGTTTTGAAGATGTTGGTGAAGACGGAGAACCAACTGGAATAAAATTACCTTACCTCGTTACAATTGAAGAAGGTAGTAGGAAGGTTTTGTCTATTAGACGAAACTTTGCGCCCAATGATCCAAAGAAACTTAAGATCCAATATTTCGTCCACTTTAAATTTCTGCCAGGGCTTGGATTTTATGGCTTAGGATTAATACACATGATTGGCGGATTGAGTCGTACTGCAACTGCGGCTCTCCGTCAGTTATTAGATGCAGGTACATTATCAAATTTACCAGCCGGATTTAAACAAAGAGGTGTTAGAGTTAGAGATGACTCTACTGCTATTCAACCAGGAGAATTTAAAGATGTTGACACTCCAGGTGGAAATTTAAAAGATGCTTTCGTATTCCTGCCTTACAAAGAACCCTCACAAACTTTATTACAGTTGATGGGTATTGTAGTTGACGCGGGACAGAGATTCGCATCAATTGCTGACATGCAGGTTGGTGATGGGAACCAACAGGCCGCTGTTGGTACAACTGTAGCTCTTTTAGAACGTGGTTCAAGAGTGATGTCAGCAATCCACAAAAGATTATACGTTGGATTAAAACAAGAATTTAAATTATTAGCCGGAGTCTTTGCAACATACTTACCCCCTGAATATCCTTACGATGTTCCTGGTGCTGCAAGAAATATTAAAGCTATGGATTTTGATGAGAGAGTAGATATTCTACCGATTGCTGATCCAAATATATTTTCTATGTCACAACGTGTGACACTAGCTCAAACACAATTACAATTAGCTCAAACGAATCCACAAATGCATAATATGTATAATGCCTACAGATCTATGTATGCAGCGATTGGTATAAAAGATATAGATAGAATCTTACCGCCACCGCCACCGAATCAACCTAAAGATCCGGCGATTGAACATATAGATGCGTTAGGTCAAAAACCTTTCCAAGCATTTCCTGGTCAAGATCATAGAGCACACGTTACAGCTCACTTAAATTTCATGGCAACTAATTTTGTTAGAAATAATCCAAGTGTAACTGCATCGTTAGAAAAAAACATTTTAGAACACATTTCTTTAATGGCTCAAGAACAAGTTCAATTAGAGTTCCCTCAAGAATTCCAAATGATGCCTCAACTTCAACAAGCTGCAGCACAGAATCCACAAGCCAAACAACAGTTAACTCAAATTTCTCAAGTGATAGAAGCTAGAAAAGCTGTATTGATTGCGGATATGACTGAAGAGTTTATGAAGGAAGAGAAAGCTATTACAACTCAATTTGATCATGATCCATTATTAAAACTTAAAGAAAGAGAAGTTGATCTTAAAGCAAGAGAAGAAGAGAGAAAAGTAAAAGAAGACGAAGCTAGACTCGCTTTAGATAGATTAAAAATGATGCAAGCTAAAACTATGCAAGATGAGAAATTAGATCAAAATGAAGAGTTAGCTAAGTTAAGAGCGGACACTACTATGGATAAAGCTATGCTTTCAACTGGAACTAAGCTTTACGGAGATAAAATGAAAGCTAAAGACGTTAATACCTTGAAAGGTCCTAAAAGATAGTATAATAAAATAACAGGAGATAAATATGAAAAATTACAAAAAATCTAAAGCAATTAAAATTCCTTCTCAAAACTTGGAATTAGATCCTAGATCTGAAACAAGTATTAGAGGAAGAAACTACATTGCTAAAGGTGATACAGAAACTGTTAAAGGCACAGGCGCTGTAAGAAAACCTGTAAAAGCTACCTGGTTTTAATATGTGGTTATCGGCAATTAAGTTAGCCGTTTCTGCAGGTTCACACATCTATAAAAATAAGCAACAGACAAAGATGCTTATGTCAGATGCTGCTATGAAACATGCTCATAAAATGAGTACTGGGGAATTAGAGTATTCTGGAAAATTACTAGAAGCTAGACAATCAGATTGGAAAGACGAATTTATTTTAATTTTATTGTCGGTCCCGATTATTATGTTGGGATGGTCAGTATGGTCAGATAATCCTGTACATATGGAGAAAATGGAGTTATTCTTTCTACACTTTGGAAATTTACCATTTTGGTACCAAACAATTTTTGTCGGGGTAATTGCTTCTGTCTATGGACTTAAGGCAACAGATCTGATAAAGAGAAAATAATTATGTCAAATAGAAATTTTAATAAACAAACTACAAACGCTAGACAAGGTTTAGCAGAAGGTGGACCTGCTAAAAGAAAAAAACAACAGGCTGATTATATGAAAAAACATGGTAAAAATGAACCTCGTAGAAAAACATTATCAGTTAAAAATACTTATAAAAAAGAAGTAGAAGGATTAAAAAAATAATGTCAAAATATTTCAAAGCGTATAATGCAGTTAAAAATTTAATTAAAGGTGGTAACACTTCACCAACTATTTCATCTGTTAAACCTTCAATTCATAAAACTAAAAAAGCTCAGAAAACTTCTGAAATGAAAATTCAATTTAATAAACAGAAGAGCAGAACTCTTTCTGATAGAAAAATGGGTAAAAAAGAACCTACTTTAACTGAGTATGCAAATAGAAAACTAACTACTCGTGAAAGAAATGAAGCATCTAAAAAAATGTTTGACGATGCTAACGGAAGAACTAAAAAAGCTGAGGGTGGAGCAATCACACCTAGAGATATTAATAAGAATGGTAAAACTGATGATTTTGAAAGAGCTAGAGCTAAAGGCATGGCTAAAGGAATGGGAAGACAATTTAGAGATTCTAAAGCTGATGGTGGCAAAGCTACACACAAAACTAAAGACGGACGTACTGTTAAAAAAGGTTTATACTATTACATGAACCGAGCCAAAAAAAGAGGCACAAGTAAACCGGGTAAAGGATCTGTTACCGATAAAGCTTTAAAACAATCTGCTAAAACAGCAAAAAAAGATTAATGAAAGACTTTATAAACAAAATAGTTTGTAAAATATTTGGTAAAAGATGTGAATGTAAAGACGTTCCACCTACACCTACTCATTGTGTGAGATGTGGAGATTTATTTAAAGATTGTGCATGTATAAGTTAAACACTATGAATAAATTAAATAAAAATAAAATCAAAAAAGTATCTAAAGCTTTGGTAAAAGCATCTAAGTTACATGCAGGTCAAGCTAAGGTATTAAAAAAAGTAATAAAAAAAAGATAATGGCTTCTGCAGCTTGGACCAGAAAAGAAGGTAAATCCAAATCGGGTGGACTTAATAAAAAAGGCGTTGCATCTTACAGAGCAGCAAATCCTGGTTCCAAATTAAAAACAGCAGTTACAACTAAACCCTCAAAATTAAAAGCAGGTTCTAAAGATGCTAAACGTAGAGCTTCTTTCTGCGCGCGTATGACCGGGATGCGTAAGAGACAGAAAGCTAGTAATAATACTGGTGAAGATAGATTATCTAAATCACTTAGAAAGTGGAATTGCTAGTGAGAGATACTAAATCAATAGAAAATTTTTTAAAAAAGAATCTTAAAGAGATAAAAGAATTGAGTTTGTTTAGACACTTGAAAAAAGAAGTAGAAACAGGGGCTAGCGGAACTCAAGATTATGTGATAAAAAAAGGACCTAATAAAGATAAAATAGCAAAAAAATAGAAAGGGAAAAAATGGAACCAGAACAAGTATTAGCAAAATTAAGAAGAGCACTAGATAAAAGAGTCACGTTATTAGCCTTATCCGTTACATCAGGAGGGGTTGACAGTATGGAGACTTACAAGTATA